CGACACGATTAGGCGCATGGTCGCATACTTCGACAGGCACGAAGGCGACCTCGACGCTCCCGCAGCGAAGCCCGGGCACCCGGAGTATCCGAGCGCCGGTCGCATCGCGTGGGACCTTTGGGGCGGAGCACCGGGTAGGGCGTGGGCGCGGAGACAACTAGCAGTATGGGAGCGCGTGCAATCCGCACGCGAGGAGGAAGGATGAGCACCGAAGAGACGACGACGACGACGGCAGAGGCCAGCGACAACGGGGCGGGCGCACGTATCCGCCAGCTCGTGGCGCGGGTCAAGGAGCTGGAGGGCCGCGTGGCTGAGCTGGCGCCGCTCGCCGAGAACGCCGAGAAGTACAAGGCGCAGATCGAGGAGGTCAAGGCTGCGAGCAAGGCAGAGCGCGAGGCCCTCCGCACCGAGCGCGAAATCGCCGCGGCTGGCATCACCGATGCCGAGGGTATCGACGTGGTGCAGACGTTTTACTCCCGCCTGCCCCAGGAGGGGCGCCCTCCCCTTGCGGAGTGGCTCGGCAATAAGGATGGCCTGCCCAAGGCGGTTCGCGCCTACCTCGCGGAGGCCGCGCCCGCTGCGCCTGCCGCTCCCACGGGGCCGACTACTACCGCGATGCCGAAGGCAAACGCCGGTACGGTCACGCAGACCCCGCCCGCCACCACGGCGTGGACGCCGGAGAGCATCATGCGGCTCACGCCTGCGGAGTTCAAGGCGAACGCGGCGGCAATCAAGGCGGCGCTCTCGGCGCCTTGACAGTCTGTCACACGCGGGCATACCCTAGCGGTGGGGGGATACCCCCACGCGCTCGGGGCAAGCTCCCGTAAAAAGCGACAGGCGCGGCAAACCTCGAACCTACACAGGAGGCCACTATGGCCAATATCGATTTTGCCGCTCTCGACGGCAACGCCCGCGCCGCTGCGGTGCTCTACCAGTCTATCGTGATGAAGCTCGCCGACACCGGCAGCCTCCGCAATGCGCCGTGCTTCCTCAACGTGGGCAGCGTCAACGGCATTGGCTCGGACTCGATCCAGGTGCCCGTCGTCGGCCTTAACGGTACCGACATCATGAGCGCCCCCGGTGACGGTAGCCCCGTGTCGAATACCTCGATCACCTCCTCCGCTGCTACGGTCGTCGTTGCCCGTCAGGCGCTGCGCTACGACCTCACCGACCTCGCCCGCGTTACGAACTCCGTGCCCGGTGGCGTGGACCTCGAGGGCCTTAGCAACGCGATGGTCGCGGCGTTCAACGGCCGCTTCAACCAGCTCGCGTGCGCGCTCTCCTCGGGCTTCGCTACGCAGGTTGGTTCGACCGGCGTTGACCTCACCACGGACACGTTCTACTCCGCTATCTTCGCGCTCCAGCTTCAGAGCGTGATGGGTGAGTACGACGTCATCCTTCACCCCCAGCAGTACAACGACCTCATGTCGAGCCTCCGCGCTGAGACGGGCCCGGCGCAGTACATCGCCGCCAATCAGGAGCAGACTTCTGCACTTGGATCGAGCTTCAAGGGAAAGTTGTTCGGCGTCAACTGCCACGTGTCCTCGTATGTGCCGTCCGTCGGGGGCGTGGACTACAGGGGGATGATGCTTGGAAACGGCGCTATTGCGTACGCCCTCGGCACCCCGGCCCCCATCCAGGCGGCGGGCGGTGTCGTCATCCCGGCGGGCGCCCCCGTGGCGGTCGAGTGGGAGCGTGACGCGGCCTCGGGTCTGACGAAGGTTGTCGGCAGCGCCTTCCTCGGCGTTGCGGAGCTTCAGGACCTTAAGGGCATCGGCATCCTGTCCGACCTCTAGTAGGTCTGCTAGGCACCGCTGCCTAGCGCGCTGGCGTGTCCGTGCTTATGGTACGGGCACGCCTTCGTGCGTAAGGAGAGAACAATGGCGGCGAACTTCGGCGCACCCGACCCCACCTTCGCGGCACAGCCCGCGTCCCGTCCGCAGGGGATGGCTACCCTGCTCAACCTGCCGAGCAATGCGGCGTGGTGGTACACCCATCACCCGGGCCACTGGCAGTGCGTGGACGGTGAGTGGCTCCCCGACCTCGGGCAGATGGTCGCGATCCCCGGGCTGAACCGGGTAGACAAGAACGGCGATACCGCCCTCACGGAGGTCCACCTCGGGAAGAAGGGCATCACGATCATCCCGTGGGAAGTGGAGGCCGGCGGCTATTGCATCCAGTACGCGGGGAGCAACGGGCCTGTCTTCCTCTCGAAGTGGGAGAAGCCTAAGCTCGTCGCCGGTCAGGTCCGCATGAGCGTGGACACCGAGGGCTACCGCGCGTTCTGCCGTCGCCTCGTCGCGGACGGGACGATCAAGATCCCGGACCCGGACTTCATCGGCGTCATCATCGAGCGTCAGGAGCGGATCGTCACGGAGCATCAGACCCGCGCGCCGACGCACCCGGGTAGCGCGCTGGCCCTCCCCGTTGAGTCCAAGCGCCTCGATGACATGCGCGCCGCACGTGACCGCATGTACTCCGCGCCGAAGGCCTCCAAGGTGAAGCCGTGAGCGGGGAGCGCAAGGACATCGCCGCCGCCAAGGATGCGATGACGCGCCGCCTCGTCGAGGGCGGGATTCCCGCACGGCGTGCCGAGGAAATCGCGCGTGAGCAGGCGCGTAAGGCAGACCGGCGCGAACGCGATAAGTGATCGCAGGGGGCACCCATGAGCATCAGCGAGACGCTTTTTAGCGCGAGGTTTCGCAGCAGCGAGACGATCGAGCGTGGGCGTAATCAGGAGCTGACGTGCCCCATCTACCGGGCCGGTGTCCTCGTGGCGCCGACCTCCGGGACGCTGAGCATTTACAAGGCGGACGGTACCGCGGTCATCAATGCGGCCGCGGTCACCATCACCGCAAGCGTGGCGACGTACGCGCTCGCTGGTTCGGCTACGTCCTCCCTCGCACTGGAGGAGGGCTGGCTCCTGGAGTGGAATCTCGTCATGTCTGCGACGGTGACGAATCTCTACAGGAACGATGGCGCCCTCGTCCGCAGGACCCTTTGGCCGGTCGTTACGGACGCCGACCTGTTCCAGCGGCATAGCGACCTCCCGGCGCTGCTGGCCTCGGGTACCACGAGCTACCAGTCCTACCTCGACGAGGCGTGGGCCACGATTACGAACCGGCTGATCGCGCAGGGACGGCGCCCGTACCTCATCATCCAGCCGAGCGCGCTGCGGGATGTGCATCTCGCCCTCTGCCTCCAGCTCATATTCCTGGATTTTCAGACCAGCGCCGGGGAGGGTGGCCGGTGGCAAGCCCTCGCGGAGCACTACGGCCGGGCGTATACCGAGGCATGGGGCCAGCTCCGTTTCAGCTACGACGAGAGCGACGAGAACAAGGTCAACCCGAACACGAAGAAAAGCGGGACTAGCACCGTTTGGCTGAACGGCCGCGGCGGGTACCCGACCTGGGGCGGGTTGGGCTGATGGCCAGCAAGACCGTAAGGCAGCTTCGCGAGGACGTGACCGCGCGGATCCTCACGCTCACCGGGTGGAAGGAGTCGCGCGTGGCTCCCGACAACTTCGGGCGGGATGCGGACTCCATCGCGCATAAGGCGTTCGCCGTTCATCCAACCTCGACGGATGACCTGCGCGCCTACCGCGGGCGACCTGCTGAGGGCCTCCTCGTCGAGACGACCCTCGAGGTGCGCTACTCCTGGCGCCTCACGCCGAAGGGCATGAGCGACAGCTACGACGATGCCCTCGACGGAGAGCAGTCCATCGTGAACTGCCTGATGGCGTATGACGCGGCATGGCCGCAGTCGTACAAGGTGCAGCTTATGACCGCCACGAGGGAGTCAAACACCATCGGTGAATGGGTCATCGGTGTGCTAACGTTCCGCATCGTCCACACGCTTCCGCTTCAGTAGGGGGTAAATATGCCTATTTCAAGTATCGTGAAGAACTTCCGGGACGGGGTCATCCAGGTCGAGGATGGTACATCGCCCACTCCGATCTCGATGACGATCCAGTTCGAGTCCGGTGACTTCAGCGTTACCGGCCTTTCCGGCGCCAACGGGAACGCCGAGATCACGACGTACCTTGACCGAGGCCAGCTCGGGTCCGTTCGTAAGACGAACCAGAGTTTCCCGACCGGGTCGTGGTCGCTTCATCTTACGGACATCAGTGACTCCACCAACAAGACGATCTGGGATTGCGCGAACGGGACCGGCGCGTGGGCCTCGATGGTTTCGACGCTTGGTACTAATGCCGACGTGAAGACCGTTAAGATCACGCTCACGATCGCCGGGACCACGCTCGGCGATGCGTCTGACCACACCATCGTCCTCGACGACTGTGCGCTTTCTATCGATATGTCGGAGGGTGACCCGTCCTCCTTCTCGTGTTCGTTCGTCTGCTACGGCGCCATCACGGCGACCTGAGCTAAGGCACGCACCGGGCCTCTGCCGCGAGGCATGCTATCCCTCGGTGCGTCATTGGAACGTGTAAGCATCTCTTACAGGTTCACGCGCCCCCCGTGCTACAAGGTGCGGGGGGCGTTTTACGTCCGAGGAGAGAGAGATGGAAGTCAAACTCGGGAAGTTCACCGGCACGCTGCGGAAGCCTGCCTCTTTCATGACCGCGCGCGAGGTCACGATGGCCGTCGGGCAGAATGCCCTTCGCGGGCTCGGCGCTGCCCTCGGCGTGTGCTGGGGCGGGAAGCCGATGAAGGCCACGCTCGCCGCGTGCAAATGGGACATGATGGCGTACGGTGGCGCCGTCGTCGATGAGCTGGTCGGGCTCGGCGTACCGGAGGCGGACATCTACGCCGCCGGCCGGGAGGCGCTGGACCTCGTCATCGGGAGCCTCCCGCGAGAGGAGGAGGTGGCGACCGCCGAGGGTTTTACCGAAGGGCCGACGGGGCCCTCGACGCCGTAGCCCTAGAAATAGGTCTCACCTACTGCGGCGACCCAGGGGCGTTCTACACGTGGACGCGTGAGGACCAGGAGCGCGTCCTCGCGTGGTGGCGCGTGAAGCACACCCCGCCGGCGCCACCGAAGCGGGGGAAGCCGCGCGAAGGTGATAGTATGTCCCCCGAGGCGCGAGCCTTCTGGGGGCTAGGTGGCGGGTAAGCGAATCACGGTAGGGCGCGCATCGGTAGCTATCGGGCCTGAGCTCGAGGCCGCGCTCGACCGGATGATCTCCACTACCTACGTCGAAATCAAGCGCGAGGTCGAGAGCATCACGTCCGACGTGACGGACCACGCTCGCGGGGAGTGGTACGACAACGTCACCCGCAGGACCGGGAAGACCGGCGGCGGCATTGACTACGAGATGCGCCTTACGCCCACGAAGCTCCGCGGCGTCGTCTTCTCGCACACGAAGGACACGTATTACGTCCACCGCCCGGGCCCGTTCTCCAAGCTCGGGAGGCGCGTCGACAACGACGAGTTCTCCCGCGTGATGTCGCACTATCGGACGACCGGACAGATTCTCCCGGGGTACACCGTCGGCCGATGGACGCGCCAGCGTCGAGCTATCGGCGTCTTCCGCATCGACCCTCCCTCCGGTAGGGTCTACGATGGGAAGAACCTTTGGAAGATCCTAGTTCTCGACTACGGTAAGCGCCTCGTGAAGGAGCGCCTCGCCGACATTGACCGGGCACTTCAGGCGGCGGCGCGCCGTGTCGCAGCGTAGGGGGAAGCATGGCCACCGTTGAACTCAGCGTAGACGCGAACCTCCAGGGCCTGCGCCAGCAGCTTGAGAGCATCCCGGGCATGACCGCCGAGCAGGCGCGGCTCATGACTGCGGAACTCAACAAGTCCATCAAGGCCAGCGAGCGCGCCGCGAAGCAGGCTGCGGACGCGAGCAAGAAGGCGATGGAGCAGGCGAGGGCTTCGGCCACGTCGGCGGGTGCCGCAATCAGCGATGCGGGTGACGCCTTCGGGAAGGCGGGCAGTAACTCCGCGAAGCTGGCGGGCGCTCTGTCCATGGTGTCGCCTGCCTTCGGCGATGCGGCGCGGAACGTCGCGGACTTCGCGGACGTCGGCGAGGTCGCCGCTAGCGTGATGGGTGCGCTTGGTCCAATGGGTGCGGCGCTGACGGTAGGCCTCGGGGCCCTCGCTGTGGCGGTGCCGCTCGTCGGCGATGCGATGATGGACCAGACGGTGGAGAGCGAGGGCCTCCTCCGCATGTACCAGCGCCTGGAGGAGGCGACGTACAACGCCGCTCAGGCGCAGCGCACCTATGACGCGGCGCTCTCCAAGGTGAAGTCTGAGACGGCGGTAATCCTTGGGCTTAAGACCAAGGAGCGCGCTGCGACGGACGCCGCGATCCAGGCATTCAAGGACCAGACGCAGGAGCAGATCAACGCTCAGCAGGCGCTGATTGCGACGGCCACGCTCACGAAGGCGAAGGCAGAGGAAGACATCGCGGCAGGCGCGACGGTGTCCGACCGCATCGCCTTGGAGCAGCGCCTCCGGTCCCGGATGGAGGAGCAAGACGCCATCGTGCGTAAGGCCATGGCCACGCAGAAGGCTGCGAAGGCTGAGCTTGAGACGTACATCGACGTAAAGGAAGGAGAGCTGGCGGCGACCGTGGCGGGCACCGCGGCGACGGAGCGGAAGGCGAAGGCCGATAAGATGGCCGCGGCATCGTCCAAGCTCAAGGCCGCAGCCGAGAAGGAATCCGAGGCCGCTATCAAGGCGGCAGAGCAGGCCGTCAAGGATGCGGAGACGGAGTACACCGCGACGCAGCGCCGTCTAGAGGAGGCCGCATCCCATCGCTCGGCAATCGAGAAGGAGGCCAACGCCGCGTCCATTTCCAGCTACGAAGGGTACGCCGCGCAGTTGGAGCGCCTCGTCCCTAGCAAGCCGCTATCGGATGTGGAGCAGCTCACGCTGCTAATCGCTGACCTCGACGCTGCGATGCTGAAGGCCCCGACGGAGGAACTCGGGATGCGCTTTGCGCAGCTCTCGGCGTCCGCTGTGGCATCCCTCGAGGAGATGAAGAAGGCAGGCGATGAGGCCATGAGCGCCGAGCAGTGGGCGGCGTTCTTCGACCAGGTGAACGGCTACGCGTCGGGCCTCTTCTCGAACCTCGAGCAGGTGTCCGCATACTTCACCGAGCAGGCCAACGCGAAGGTGGAGGAGGCGGTGGCGGCGCGTAAGGCCCTCGGCAAGGACGCCACCGACGCCGAGAAGAAGGAAGCCAAGGAGCGGGTGCAGGACGCGAAGAAGGCAGCGCGTGAGCAGTTCGAGATTACGAAGGCGATGCAGATGGCGCAGATCATCGTCAACACCGCAGCTGCTGCGGCGCAGGCGCTGGCCTCCTCCCCTCCCCCGTTCTCCTTCGTGGCCGCCGCCGCCGCCCTCGCAGCCGGTGGCGTCCAGCTCGCGACCGTGCAGAGCACCGCGCCGAAGTTCCACAAGGGCGGACTTATCGGTCAGCCCGACGAGTCTATGGCCATGGTTCGCTCGGGTGAGGCGGTGCTAAACCCGATGGGGCGCAGCCTCCTCGGAGATGACACCATCCGTGCGGCGAACACCGGCAACCTCCGAGGCAGCGACGGAGGCGCGGTCCAGATCGTCTACAAGCATAAGGCCTTCGACTACTTCATCCGTGACCATCTCCGGACGCGGGCAACCCTGCCGAGGGCGTTAGGTAGGGGCGGACGACTCGGACAGGCGGGAGGCTGAGATGGGGTCTAGTGTCAACGTCAACGCCTTCCGCGGGATCCTCGTGCAGGACCCCCGCATCAATGCGGACACGGTGTCCGATGCGCTCTCCAGCTACACGCAGGCGGGCCCGCACCCGGGCGTGCCGGTGCCCACGGTGGCCTCTCCGATGTCGCTCGAGACGAGCGGCGACACGAGCGCCGGGGGTACGCTCCTCATTCGGACCATTCGGGCCGGTGGCGCGGAGGCCGCCCCCGACGGCGAGACGCAGGCCGGGCAGTTCGCGTTTCAGAGCAACGGGACGAACTGGCTAGGGTGGAATGGCCCGCTCGTCTACCAAGGATGGAGCCCGCTGCACACGTTCGCATCAGGCGTCGGCGCGAACCAGTATACGAACCTCCACGTGGTCCATTCCGACGTAGGTACGCAGCTCGTCGCCGCTCACCGCTTCACCTCCGGAGGGGCTACCGAGAACCTCGTCGTACTCCGCACCTATGCGGGCGTGACCTCGACGACGGTGATCACCACGCAGGCGAGCGCCCGGGTGAACTACCAGCCGTGCCTCGTCAAGCTCCCGAACCAGCGCCTTCTCCTCCTCTCGACGTACGCGACGACCGGCGGGCAATACACCATCCGGGCGTGGACCTCGAGCGATGACGGCGTGACGTGGACGAAGGCGGCGGACAGTGTCATCCGTGATGCCCTCTCGGAGACGACGCAGGCCCCGCGCCGACTGCGTGCGGCGTACGCTGATGGTCAGGTCCTCCTGATGCTGGCGGTGCGAGACACGTCCTACACCATCCCCGACACCTTCCGGCAGTATGCCAGCGTGGACGAGGGTACGACCTTCGCGCTCGTCGAGGCGGTGTCCGGCGCATCGTCGCTCAGCTCCGACACGGGCGGCGCCCACGACATCGTGGCCATGGCCGACGGCGGTTTCATGGTGGCCTATTGCGGAAGCTCCCGCACGAACTACGGCGCCAACTCCGCGGTGCTCTACAAGCTGCTGAGCTCCGCGTGGGTGCGGTGGACGAACGTCGGCGCCTCGACGCTCTCGGCGCTGACGGCGCCTAGCTCGAACCTCTCGGCCGGAAACCAGCTCGACGCACAGACGGAGCTGGCCCTCGCGATGGACGAGGACGGCGCCATCTACGCGATGTCGGTAAGATTCACCATCGGCAATCAGACGCAGCTTGCGAAGTGGCCTATCTCCGGATTCGCCTCCTCCTGGGTGGACCTCTCTACCGAGAGCCTCACGACGGCTAACGTTCAGTTCGCAGCCGGCGGGCTTGAGTGGATCGGAGGGACCGCGAGCTGGTTCCAGGGCACGCTTCACCTCGTGTCGCAGTGGGACTCCTCGGCATGGCCTGGGCAGATCGGGACGGCGACGTTCGCTGGGTACACCACGGCGTGTGTCCCCTACTCCGACGATACCGAGGCGACGCCTGATGGGATGATGGGGTCGCGCCTTACGTGGGCCCCGTTCTGGCTCCCGAACAACGCCGGGTGGACGCTTGCCACGGTCGGCGCTCCAGTCGTCGCGCTGAACTCCGCGGGCTACCTCCAGGTGGCGACGGCCGTCGCGGAGGTGAACACCTACACCGCGGCAGGTCCTGCCTACACGGTCACGCACACGGTCGCGGGGTTCGCGGAGTGGAGCGCCATCACGAGCGCGAGCGAGCTGCGCCTCCTGTCGAGCAACGGCACGCAGTCCTACGGCCTCCGCGTGAACATCAACGGCACGACGGTAACGGTGTTCGACCATTACAGCGGCGGCAGCCTCGGGACGTACACCATCACGTCGGGGCAGGCCGTAAGCATTCGCGCCTTCCTCGAGAACGACGGCGCCACCGGCCGCGCCGTGGTGTACCTGTGCACGGCGACCGGCGCATACACCCGGTTGAAGCCTGCCGTCCGCATCGCGAACTCCGGCGCGCTGACGAACGGCGGTGTTTCGGCCGCGGCTACGTCCATGGTGTGGGGCAACTTCGCGACGGCCACCTCCCGGTGGACTGCGGTCGGCTTCGGCGTGAGCACCTACGCGAGCAGCGTCTACAATCTCGCGTACCCGGCTGGCCTCTCGGGGCGTCCGTTCGCGACCCGCCCGCAGATGCTGGACTTTGACACGAAGATCCGCGCGGTGGATGGGCCTACCCGCATCGGCGACGAGTGGACCATCACTAGCCGGTACGACTACGCCCTCGCGAACATCGACCCCGGCACGGCGCCCTCCCCGCGGCAGAGCTGGCGCAGCCTTTCGGATGACGCGCAGATCATCGCGTGGACGGTGGCCCCCTCCGTGTCGCCGCTTCGTGGGGCGCTCGGCGCGATGTACCTCGGAGGTATCAACTTCCGCACCGCCACCCTCGAGGGGCGCAACGGTGCGGGGACGTGGGTAACGGTCGGAACGGTGGACGCCAGCGCGGGCGCCGGTCCTCTCGCGTGGACGAATACCGGCGGGGTCGTCGAGCCAACGTCCGGAGTCGCGAGCACGGCTAGCTATTTCTGGCCTTACGGATCCCTCGACGGGGCCCGCTTCGTGGACGACACGGCGGCCGGTACGGTGTACCTGATTCAGAGTCAGGCCGAAGGCAACTGGAACACGGCGGCCTCGAAGCGTGCGCGCCTCCTCATCACGGAGGACACGTCGGGCCTTGGGGCCTCGGGTACGACCGGCGCCATCATCCACCGGTCGGCGCTCCTGGTATGGAACAATGACCCTGACTTCAACGCGTACCGGCTGACCATCCCGAACCAGCCCAACCGGGAGGGGTACTACGAGATCGGGGTGTGCGTCCTCGGGCATGTGCTCGCCTTCGGGCGCCGGTACTCGTGGGGACGCCAGCTCGCGACGACCACGAACACGGACCTAACGACGGGTCGCAGCGGGTTCCGCCGTGCGGTCATCCGTGGGCCGGTGCGCCGGTCGGTTGAATTCGGATGGACCGACGGCGTGGACGTGACGATGGTACGCAGCGCCAGCCCCGATGACTTCGTCTATGCCGGTACGACAGGTACGGATGTCGCCGCCGCGGCGCACGATGCCCCGCTCTCCGTGGCGGGCCTCGTCTCGCAGCTCGCGGGCGCAGCTACGCCGGTCGTCTACCTCCCGTGGATTGAGCGCAAGGCCTCGGGCACGGTGTACCAAGCGAGCCACCCTGACCTGATGATGTACGGCCGCATCGTCTCCGACGTGAGCGTCGAGGTCGTGCAGGGTGAGGAATGGGTGGCCAGCGGCGAGGCTAATGGCGAGGTTGTGAGGACCTCTACCGTGCGCCTTGAGGAGGAGGTCTAGCTATGACTGACCGGTGGACCGAGGCGCAGCTCCGCGGGCAGCTTTACTGGGTGCTCTCCCTCGAGTACGCCGGGGGGACGTGGTACCTCTCGACGGATGCGCTGGAGATTTCGTCCAGCATCACGACGAGCGCCCAGCTCGTGGACGTGCCGGACGTGTCCGAGGCGCTGGAAATCTGGAGCGTGGACGCTCCGACGATGTCGGTCCCGCTGTCGTTCCTCCTCCCGGTGGACGTGCCGCTCCTCATCTCGCAGGGACACGCCCTCGACGGGGCCGTGGGTGAGCTGGCGCAATGGGCCGAAGGCACCTCGTGGGATGACCGGCGCATCATCGTGAAGGGTCGCCTCGTTGACCCGAGCTACGGTGCGGAGTGGGAGCCCATCACGTGCAGCCTCGAGGAACAGGTCCAGGACGACGCCTCGACGATGCCGCCTGCGCCGGTCTTCTGGCGCAATGAGTACGGGTCCACGCTCGCCAACTTCGCGAGCACGGGCGATACCCTCGAATCTGGCGCCATGCTCCCTTTCGTCTACGGCCTGCCGGGCAACGGTCAGGGCCCCGGGTCGAAGTGCTACGCCATCGGGATCGATAGCTCCACCTCCGAGGTTTACTACTGCATCGCGTCTCATTCGGTCGCGGCGACATCGGTAGACATCACCGACGGAATCTCGACGGCGACGTGTAACGTCTTCTATCTGAACGTCGCCGGGCTCTCCGAGCCCATCGCATACGTCAAGGTCCTCGCGTCCACGTCGGTAACGCCGCAGCTCGAGAACGGCGTGGTCTGGCCGGGCTACTCCCTCCAGGACGAAACCGGCGCCGTCGTCCGTGGTGCCGGTGACCTCCTCGCCTACCTCCTCCGGCGGTCCACGCTGCGGGTGGACTGGGGCAGGATGGAGGCCATGCGCCAGCGGCTCAACATGTACCAAGTGGGCGGGTACGTGGACGAACCCTGCGCCCTCGGGGAGTACCTCCGCGACGTCGTCGCCGATGTGGTGCCCTTCGCGTTCGCGTCCGGGTCGGGTGGGCTCTACCCCTACGCATGGCCCATCTACCCGACGGCGGCAGAGGCCATCGCGCACCTTGACTCCGGCGTGGATCCCAGCATCGAGCGCGCGTCATCCATCACGTACGAAGGGGCCGACGAGGTC